TATAAGAATATTATTAACTGTATCAATGAAGACGGTTGTAGAGTTGTTGATACTCTAACAGATGTTAGTGTAAGAGGTCTATCTCATAAAAATGACCACGCAATTTTTGCACTAGCACTATGTTTTACTTATGGTGATGATGAAACTAAGACCAGAGCATCATTTGCTCTTGATAAGGTGTGTAGAATTGGTACACATATTCTTATGTTTGTACAGTTTATCAAAGAACTTAGGGGTTTTGGTAAAGTTGTTAGAAATTCTATCAATAACTGGTATCTATCAAAGTCTAACAAAGATTTTGCTTTCCAGATTAGCAAGTATCAGAATCGTGAAGGATGGACTCATAGGGACGTTTTTTGTCTAACTCATCCTAATTTCGGAAAGGAAGAAAAGAATTCTATTGCTCGTTGGAGTATGAATCTTCCTGTTGAAAATATTAATCTTTCATCTAATGATGAAGGAGTTAAACTGCTTGCGGCAATTGAAAAAGTTAAGACATCTTCAAGCAATAAAGAAATCATTAAGCTAATTTCACAGTATAATCTTCAGAGAGAACATCTTCCGACAGAATTGCTGAATGAAATCGATATTCAAAAAGCTATGCTGCCAAATCTAGGTTCGACCGCACTTATTCGTAATCTTGGAAATATGAGCAAGAGTGGTCTAATTAAGCCATTATCACAAGAATCTAAGTTTGTAATTAGCAAATTGGAAGATACTACCTTTCTTAAAAAGGGTAGAGTTCATCCGTTGTCTCTTTATATTGCAACAAAGACTTATAACAGTGGAACAGGATTTAAAGGAACTGGCAGTTGGAATCCAGACTCTAATGTTGTATCAGCACTAGAAACCTCTTTCTATAAGTCTTTTGATCTTGTAGAACCAACCAATAAGAACTATTTCTTTGGCTTAGATATTAGTGGTAGTATGACTCAACAAATTTCATCTTCACCAATCGTAAGCTGCCATGAAGTTGCCACAATTATTGCTCTAACTATGACAAAGGTAGAACCATATACTTTTGTTGGGGGTTTTTCTGACTCTTTTGTTGATCTAAAAATTTCAAAGAATGATAGTTTGGAATCAGCAGGAAGAAAAACTCAAAATAATAATTTTGGTAGTACCAATCCCGGTTCTGCTATAGAGTATGCTATCAATAACAAGATTGATACTGATGTTTTTATCTTTATCACAGATAATGAGATAAATACTGGAAAGCACCCATCCCAGATTCTCAAAGAATATCGTAAAGCTATGAATAAGCCTAATTGTAAGATGATCGTTATTGGACTAACAGCAACAGGATTTACTATTGCTGATCCAAAAGACCCTCTTATGTTGGACATTGCTGGTTTTAGTCCAGACATTACTAGCGTAATTAGTAACTTTGTTTCATCTTGAAAACTATAAATGACAATATATAAAAATTCATACGATAACCGAATGTATTTAGTATACAAAGTCAGCCCTCCTAAAATGACAGGAAGTTATTTTATTTGTGAAGATTATTATACAAAAGAAACTTACGATATGACAGATGGTGGGAAATATAGTTTTAAAACTTTGAAGCCAATAGCCACAAGATAAAAAATGAAACCAGAAGTAGACATTTATCTTGACGAGGGCCATGAAAACGATAGATTCGATACTAATATTGAATTTTATATTGATTCAAATCATTCGCTAAGTATATCGATAGATCTTTCTGGAAATATTGATTGGGCATATTTATGGGGAGATTATAAAGATTGTGGACACGGAGTCCAATTTGTTCGTAATAAAAATCAAGACTGATGAAATGACTCCCGAAGAACAATTTAAATATCGTCAAGAAGATTTAATAGACACAATAATCTGTTATAGAGATGAAATACGTCCAAATTATGGTTTAATAGATTTATATAACCAACATATTGAAAGAGTTAGAAAAATAAGCTTTCCTAATTTTAATGCTTTGGATTTTCAAGAACTACTAGTAGATCAATGGTTAGATTATTGAGAGAAATATGATCAAGCATTTACTGTGTGATATTTGTCAACAAAAAATGACCATCTATACTAAAGATCATAAGAATCATAAGTTTATAGATGGGAAAAATTATGACAAAGTTTGTTTTTGCTGTTGTAATGTTCCCAAACTATTTCAGCAAACCTATACTGTTGACGGACTTATAAAAGAACATAAAGAATTAGACTATTGTTGTTCTAATATCCATAGTGCTAAAGAATTAGTAGAAAATGGATCAGCAGATAGTTTAAAAGAGGCTAAAACAAGCTTAGAAGGGGTAATTAAAAGTTGCTCTAAATTAAGAAAACCCTTCATTCAAAAGAAACGCCCAGACCTTCGTTGGAATGTTATAGCTTGACAGACCCGTACCCTTGCTGTATAATACAAAAACACCCTTTGGAGTTAGTTATGGTTCGCCCCGGCCTCTGTTGTATTTCTATCCAACTTAAAGAGATGGGATTCAACTTTCAAACTATGACTTTCAAAAGATTTTCCTCTTTACCCAAAGAAGAAGCACTAGAAATTCTAGGAGATCGTATTTTAAATAATATGGTGGTTACTAATGAAACAATCAAATTTTGCGGCAATATGGGGTATACTTATCGAATTAGTAGCGATCTATTTCCTCTTGTCACTTATGACGAAGCTAATATCGAACTAGAAGATTTGCCAAACTATGACGCTATTCAAGACCAAATGAATAATATTGAACAGACTATTAAAGCTACTGGAGTTAGAGTATCGTCACATCCTTCTGAGTACAACGTTCTTGCTTCAACTAATGATAAAGCAGTAGATAAAACTATTACCGAACTAAATTTCTATAGTAGTTTTATGGACAGAATCGGCTGTGAACCCGATCATAACAACCCTATAAATCTTCATGTTCATAATAAAAATGGTTCACACGATGAAATTATCTCTAGATTTATGACAAACTTTAATAAGCTAGATGAAAACTGTCGTAATCGTTTGGTGATTGAAAATGATGATAAACTTAATTGTTGGAGCGTTAAAGAACTAACAGAAATTTTTCACCCTATTACAAACATCCCCATTACATTTGACTATTTACACCACAAATGCCATCCAGATAATTTAACAGAGGCAGAAGCTATTAGAAAATGTTATGACACTTGGGGCGTAAAACCTTTGTTTCATTATTCTGAATCAGCACCGGGAAATAATCCCCGTAAACATTCTGACTATGTTGATCAACCTATTAATACTTATGGTCTAGAATTTGATTTAGATTTTGAGGTTAAAGCAAAGTGTTTAGCTATTCAAAAGTATAAAACAATGTATCCGGTTTTTAATTCTATTTAAAGGAGATTATTATATGGCTCAAGTAGGTTCTATTTCAGTTAGTCCTAATGTTAATGTTCAAGCAATTATTGATAGTCTAAAGGAAGATAAGAAGCTTTCTTTTGGTAAGGAAAGTATTGCAGAAGATGGGTCAAAATATATTCCGATTGAAAGGAACTAATATGAGTGGGTGGCTTATTGCTTTTACGGGATTAATCTATCTATATATTTGTGTTGAACAAGCCTATCGGGGCAATATCGGAATGAGTATTACTTATTTTGGATATAGTGTGGGAAATATTGGTCTTTATTTGTTAGCTCATAAATAGGAAAATTATTATGTTTTCAACTTCAACAACAGCAAATCCAAACTATCTAGCAAAAATCGTTAAGATTAATAATCTTCGTAAGCATAGTAATGCTGATAGATTGCAAATTACAACTATTGACGGAAATAATGTTATCACTGATCTAAAGACTAAAGATGGTGATATTTATATCTTTTTCCCGATTGAATCAACAATCAACAAAGAATATCTTAGTTGGTCAAACTCTTTTGAGGAAAAAGCCCAGAACTCTAATGTAGAAGTTAAGGGGTTTTTTAACAAGCACGGAAGAGTACGAGCTATTAGTCTTCGTGGAGAAAAATCAGAGGGATATATTATTCCTATTGATAATATGATTAATTGGCTATCTAGTAAAATTAATCAAAAAATCTCTATGAACTATGAAGAGATTTTGAATCAGGAATTTGACAGCTACAAGGATGTTCTAATTTGCCAGAAGTATGTTAATGTTGAGGCTCTTAGGGGTCTACAATCTCAAAACAAAAAGAGTGGTAAGATTGCAAAAGTCTCTAAGCTAATTGATAATCAGTTTAGATTTCATATTGATACAACTCAACTCAGAAGAAATATTGAGAAGATTAATCCTGAAGATACTATTACTATTACCAAAAAACTACACGGAACTTCTTTCGTTGTTGGTAAACTGTTGTGTAATAAAAAGCTAAACTTTATTGAATACCTATTATCTTCTTGTGGAATTAATATCAACAAGACAGAATATCAAACTATTTGGTCTTCAAGAAATGTTGTCAAAAATGGTAACAGAAATTTAACCTTTACTGAAAGATTTTTTAACAGTCTAAGGTTTTATTCTGTTCGCCCACTAATTTTTGCTAAAGATATTTTGTCTTCTGTTCGTCATCCTATTAAGAACATTAGAACAGTATATCATGCTAGTGTTGATAATCATCAACATTTTTATAGTTATGATTTGTGGGAAGCTGTAGCTCAAAAGGTAGAACACTCTTTGGTAGAGGGAATTACTCTATATGGAGAAGCAGTAGGATATACTAAAGAAGGTAAATATATTCAAAAGCCTTATGACTATGGATGTTCAGCGGGAGATTTTAAAGCTTATATTTATAGAATAACAACAACTAATGTTGGGGGATTTGTTATGGAGCTATCTTCTCAGCAAATCAAAGAATATTGCTCTAAATATAACCTTAATTATGTTCCAGAAGTATATCACGGCAAAGCAAAAGATTTGTTTGATATTTCTACTGAAATTCACTGGCATCAGAATTTTATGAAAGCATTGTCTGAAACCTATCTAGAAAAAGATTGTGACCTATGCTATAATAAAGTTCCCGCAGAAGGTATTGTAGTTAGAAAAGACTCTCCTCTAAATATCGAGACTTATAAGCATAAAAGCTTTAGGTTTTTGCAGCATGAGACTGAGCAATTAGATAAGGGTGAGATTGATATGGAAACTGTGGAATCCTCTGAGGCTGAGTAAAGTTCTATCCTGCCCCTTGACGATAGGGGTGAGGGTGGTATAATGCTTGCTACACAGGGGGTTGTATGAAGATCATTGTCAAGACCATTAAAAAAGCCTATCAGCACTGGGAGCCGAATCCTTTAATTCGCTGCTACCACTATGCTGGGGCTTTTGATGGTAATAAGATGATTTGTTTTGCTCAGAATAATCCTATTAAGACTAATAACAAAACTCATCGAATGGGTCAAAAACATAATATCTCAAAATATATCCAGTATAGTTTTCCTCATGCTGAAAGTATGATAATTTCAAAACTTCTTGGTAGATATGATTATATTGATCCTTCGTGGAAATTTGTGATTATGAGAATTAATAGACTTGGTAAAATCTTAGGCAGTAAACCCTGTGAGAGTTGTCAAACAATTTTAGATGCACTAAAGATAAAAAACATCTATTATAGTGATGATGATGGTAACTTCGTTTGTCCTAGCAGAACTATCAAAGTCGAACCTTTTATTTGGAGATAGCATGAATTGTATTTATTGTAAGAATTGTGTTGGGGTTGATAGATATGAATTTCTTGTTGAGACTAATAGAAATATTGTTTGTAAGGAATGTAGCGTAGAAAAGAAAGCTATCGGATATATGTCGTGGAATCACAAAACAGCACCAAGTCTGGTCATGGTTCCTGCCAATGCTACAGAAACTATTCGTAAACTCGATAGGGCTAATCGCAGAGCTAGGTGATTTGCTCTTAACCCGTGGAATTCAACGGAATTAAAAAGAAAAGGAACTATAAATGATCAGTATTGGTAAAGAAAAAGCACTTGTACTACACGATACTAATTGGTGGGAAAATATAAATTAAATAAGATGATATTTTTACAAATAATATTCTGTATCGTAGCTTGGGAAATTATTAAAATTGTTCTTGTTTCAATTAATGATCCGTGGCGGCATTTTAACAGACCAGACCTATATCCGTGGTGGGATTTTGAATCCTATTTTTGGACTAGAATAAAAAAAGAAAAGAAAGAAACAATATGTTAAATAAAATCAAACTAATACTTATTTTTTTGTTCTTAGCAATTGGATGTAATTTTGGTGAAATAGATCCAAATAAAACATATACTGTATATACCATTACTGATTTTGATGGTAAAAAATATTATAATTTATGTCCTGATTCAATGCATGGTGAGAATTCATATAGAGATATAGACGGCAATAAATATTTATTTTTTGGGAATTATACAAGAATCACTTCTCAGATTAGTGGACTTGAATTACTTAGATCTAAAAAAGGAGAAAAGGAATAATATGAGCAATATGAGCAATATGACTTGGAATCAGCTATCTATTGATCTGCTTCAGTTTAGAGAAAAAGCAAGATATGATGAGGCAGTAGTATTATATGATGGCTCAACTGGTGAAGAATATAAGTGTGATTTATGTATTGTAGATGAAGACATTGGTTTTCCTAAACTTGTTTTGATGTTTAATACTGAAAAACCTATTGTAAAAGGATAAATATATGGCTTTTGATGCTATAGTTGTTAGCGATATACATTTAGGAAGCCATGTTTGTCAATCTAAAAGTTTAGCATCTTTTTTTAGCAGCATTGAAAATAAAGAAATTAAAACTGAAAAATTAATCATTAATGGCGACTTATTTGATAGTTGGGACTTTCGTAAACTTAATAAAGATCACTGGAAAATATTAAGTCAAATTCGTAAAATTTCAGATAATAATAAAGTTATATGGATTAGCGGCAATCACGATGGTCCCGCCGATATGGTTAGTCATTTGATTGGTGTAGATTTCGTAAATGAATATAGTTTTACTAGTGGAGGTAAAAAGATATTGATTCTACACGGCGATATTTTTGATAATTTTATTTCCAAATATCCTGTATTAACTAAAATAGCCGATATTATTTATAGATGGCTACAAATATACGCAGGACTACAACTATCTAATCTTGCTAAAAGAAGTAGTAAAACCTTTTTAAGATGCTCTAAAGAGGTTTGTGATAGGGCTAAAATTTATTGTTATTTAAAACAATGCGACAAAGTTATATGCGGACATACTCACTTAGCAACTTATGATATTTCTGATTCTATAAGTTATTATAATTGTGGATGCTGGACAGATAATCCGTGTTCTTACATTAGTATAAAAGATGGAGAAACCAAAATTAATTATGTGGACATTTTTTAGAGATACTAAAGAAGATAGGGCTAATATATCAATTAATATTATGCTAATAATTTTCTATAGCTGGCTAATATTATTGCCTTTAGGTTTATGGAAAATATGCGATATAATATTTTTCTTTATAAATTTAATGAGATACTGAAAAAGAAAACTTTAAAGTTCGTTATTCTGATTTTTCTAAAGCCTACCCCTTGACAACGCCGATAAGAGAGGTATACTTAGAGCATCAGACAGCAAACACCAAATGGAGAAAAATCATGGCAAAAGGACAAAAATTCTGCTCTAACCCTTCTTGTGGCAAGCCTAGCGGTCCCCGCTCTTTTGTATGCAAACACTGCAATACCCAGTTTACATTTAAAGCTCAAAGCAAAGAGCAAAAGAATACCAAAGTAATTAGGGATATTGATTGGAAGACTTTGGTTAAGGGAGATCGTATCAAGGTTGGAGGAGGCCCATACTATATGAATAAGGTGGGCGAATTTCTCCCTATGGGTTATCGGGGTAAGTTTGTGGTAGATAGTCTGGACAATAAGGGAATCAAAGCCTACGGTATTGACAAGCATACAGGGTTCGCGTATATTTGGATGGGCGAGGACGGCAAAGATAAAGATACTGGAATCTTTAGAACTAAGCACAAATTGATGAAATTGAAGCAAAAAACGGTATTGGTCTAATTTTTTGGGTGTATATTACTTTAAAGGAATCTATTATGAGCGATGTTTATTCTATCAATAATTTGAAACTTTACGCTGAGAGTATTAGGAAAAATGCTGCCCTAAGTTTTTGTGAGAACTATAGCGAAAATTTGGATGACTATATTTCAATCGATCAAATGATTGAGATTATGAAGCAGAATAGTATTGGGGTAGACGACAATGGAAATTATCTTATTGATGAAGATAGCTACGATCTAATTTTTGACGAGACACGAACCAGACTATATAATGTTGGTTTGGCAAAGCTTGCAGCAGAAGGAAGAATCGAATGTGCTTGGGATGATGATAAGAACGAGATGATTTTCTGGGCAAAAGACTCTAACACTATTTTTAATTCAGCAGAGATTATTAATGAATCTACAAGAAAGAAAAAAAGAGATAGCTGATCTCAAAGAAAAGATTGAGGAACTAAAAGAATATTTATCTTGTTCTGATTGTAGAGCATGTTATGATGTTGTATTAAGATTAGATCAGTTAAAGATTATCATTAAAAGTTTAGAGGATGAAACGGTGTTTTTAGAAAAGATGGATTGAAAATGAGAACTATTATTGCTGGTGGACGAGACTATTTTCTTAATGATAATGATGTATCAAAATTAGATAGTCTTAAAGATAAAATTAGCTTGGTAATTAGTGGTGGGGCTAGAGGTGTAGATTCTTGTGGAGAAAAGTGGGCAAAAGATAATAATATTCCAATAGAGATTTATCCGGCAGATTGGAATACTCATGGTAAGAGTGCGGGCTAAATTAGAAATAAACAAATGGCAGAGGTTGCTGACTGCTGCATTTTATTTAAAGGTGGTAGAGGCACAGAAATGATGTTTAAATTGGCAAAGGAATACAAACTTGAACTCTACGATTTTAGAGTAGAGAGTTGACAGGAGATGGTCGATAGAGTACAATAACATTACGCTCCCGTGCCGGTGGTTCCCGGCAGTTACTCTTATAAGGTAATCCGAAAGGGGACTTGGTTCGATTCCAAGCGGGAGTATTAGCTGTAACAAATACTATGAAAAAACTTAAATATATCTTATCACCCTATAGTACGAATATCTATAAATCGATTTTTTTTAGGAAATATCATACACCAGCGGATATTATTGAGGTTTTATTCGCAAATTTAATAATTAAAACTGAAAAGATAGAAAATATTAACTGGGACATAGAATGTCAAATAAGAAATGAAATCACACAAAAAGAAAATAGAAATACTTTTTTCTGGTAAATTTGATTCTATTAATGAAAAAATAAAAGCAGAAATTTGGGTTGTGTTATTTCATAGATTAGTATGTGGTACTAGAATTGTTGTAGACGTTAGAGGCAACTTATCTGATGAAATTAATAAACGATAAAAGCGAATTATTATTAAAGAAATTCAGAAACACACACCAATTAACTCAGCGTAATTTCAGATTTAGCGTTTGGTCTACTATATGTAACGAATTAATTTTTGGAACTAAAATCCAAGTTGTTGAGAATGTTAGTCTCTCTTTATCGGATCAAATTTATGATGAAATCACCAAAGTACCAATATAATAGATTTTTTTTAATTAATCAATTACAATTAAATATTAATGACTTAATGAGAGAACAAGTATCTTATGATATTAGAAAGAAAGCGACCACTAAATTAGAACACACATTTAGTGTTTTTACTCCACTATATTTTTTAATCAAAAAAGCAATAAAAAATGAAATCGTTTAACTATGAAATAGCTTGGAGAACTCGAAATGATATAGACAAATATCTATATTTTAGTGTTCCTATTAATATTTCTCTAATGAAGCAAACAAACTTACAAACTAAACTACAATATGACTCCAAAATATCTCATCTAAAACGTATGAGAGGTAGTATTATGAGAGATTTAACAAAATGAATAACATAACATGGCAAAAAACTTTCTCTCTACTAAATAGAAAGTGTTCTATTAGCGGAGAAAATTTGTTCTTTAAAACTTGCTATAAAGGAAAAAAATGTAATTTGTCCCTAATTTTGCTAAATAACGGCCATCTTATTTGTGAAGAAATCTGGATCAGTGAAAAAGTGTATAGTAAACTACAACTAGAAAAGAAAGAGAAATATGAAAACTAAAGCTAATGAAGAATTGATTGAACATCTATTATTTAAGCAGGTGGAGAAGCCTAAGAATATGTGTTATCTTAAAATTATTAATCTTTTTGATGATAAGTTTAGGGTTAATTTGTATACGGCAACTGAAGAAGAGGGGCTGACCAAAAAGAAAATTGAGAAGAGTTATTTTGTGAGGGTTTGTGAGAAGGCAAAAACTTTGGAAATTTTGTCTAAACATAAGTCAACAGATTATGAAACAAAAGTGAAGGTTTAAATAAAACAGGGGTCAGTAACGGTATCGATAGGTAAAATAGATATAGATTGCATCGACTGGTTGAATACTGGGCCAGTATAAAAGGTATTCAAAAAATGTTAATTGGCGAAGTAAATCTCGCTCTCGCTGCCTAATTAGTTAGGTACGAGTGGGGTGACATGAACCTTATTACCAAATCATGTTGACTCCGATAATCGGATATGGAAGTCAAACCAAACATAAATAAGACTGATGATTGTACTCAATTTGACTCAGATAATTCTGATAGCTTTGTTAATTGTGTGAGAACAATTAAATAACGATGTAGAAGTTTATGTTAATTTTTACGCTACAAATGGGTTCGACTCCCATCTGATCCAATAATATTATGAGAAAAATTTGTAAATACTGTAAGCAACGAAAAAACCTAGCAAGTTTTCCTAAGCATAGTATGTACAAAGATAAATTAGATAGTAGATGTAGAAAGTGTGTTAAAAAACATTCTAAGGTTAGAAGTAAGCTCCATAAAAAAGCCCCGGTTCGCCCAGAAGTTTGTGAATGTTGTGGGAAAATTCCTTTTAAATGGGCTTTAGATCACGATCATAGCGACCATTCTTTTAGGGGCTGGCTATGTGGGCCTTGCAACGAAGGTATAGGGAAGCTTGGAGACAACTTATCTGGAGTTACCAATGCTATGAATTATTTTCTCTCAAGACCCAATCGCAAATAGTCGATACTTGACAAAAGGACTACCGTATGGTATACTTAGACAATGAGAAGCTTTCACCACAAAATTAAAAATAGAGAATATTATTTAGCAATATCAAGGTCAATATTAGATTTAATTAGTCAAAATATTTATTACTTTGTAGAGGCTAAAACATCTTTTAAATATACAATACAAGAAAAGCTTAACAGTGAAATCCATAAAAACAAAAGCTTGGTATGAAACACTATATAATGCTCGTTTAGTTATATATTCTGTATTATGTTTTGAAACAAATATACAAATTAGAAAAGCTATTTTGACAAAAAATAGTCTAATACCAATAATTATAAGAGAAAGTATTTTTCGTGAAATCACTAAAAAATAAAATACTTCATAAAAATATTTCTGGTCTCCTCCCTTACACGAACCTAGCGGGCAGTACACTATCTCGACTATTTCCAAGTAGTTCATTCAACATGGCACATAAAATACACAACAAGATCAAAGATGAAATCACTAAACAATCAACTTGAATATGAATTAGAAGAATCAAATAGGCTAGATTATCTTCTTACTTATCTTTTAATTCATAATGGTATTCTTCGGGAACCTAGTCTTTGGAATATAACTGATATAAGATGTAAAATAGAGATAGAAATAGATAAAATACTAAATGCCAGCAATTTTTGAAAAACGATTTTCTATGGAAGATAGTGATACAGGAAAAAGATGAAATCACTCGATACAAAAATATTCGATGATCTAGATGAGATAATAACAGAGAATATTGAAGATGTTATTGTGGACAGTTATGTTATGCAAGAAGTATTAGATAATACATATAGAAGTATTTGGGACCGTTCAGCAAAAAATATAAGATGGGTACTTGTAAGTGATGCACAAAATGCTGTTAAAATCTGTTAAAAAACAACTACAGAATCGTGATGATATCTCTTTTGAAATAGATAGACTCCCCGATCTAACAAATGAATTAGTTATTACAAAACTAAGGGGTGAAATTTGGAAATTTTCAGATGAAGTAATGCATAGAATAGATTATGCTGTTAAAAATAAAATCCTAGGATTAATTAAAAATAAGAATAAATAGATGAAAAGCCTACATACTAATAATTCGTGAGATTAAAAAGAAATAAATTATATGAAATCAGTAAGAAACATAATTGTAACCAAATGTAGCTTTATAGGTGGAGGCTTGGTATTTAAAAATCCATTAAATATTGAAAGATACGAGTGGGATATTATTACTATGATACATAACCGTGTAACTCCGCTAGAAATAGAAGATATGTGGAAACAAACACATTATTATCTTATAAAGGAAAATAATGATGAAATCAATGAGAGATAAAATATGGAGTAGTAGGAATCCACTTGTCAGATCGAGCGTTTCTAACTATATAGATATAAAAATAGATGAGGCAATAACCCATAAAGTCTACTATAGAATCAAAAATAAAATGGTTTATGCGGAAGTATTTAATATCAACAATAGAGTTGCGTGGCAGTACCAGATACAGAATAAGATAATAAAAGATGAAATCACTAAATAAAATAATTAAAATTAAATCCAGAAAAAACAAAGGCAAAAACGTATTGATATTTAAAAATTCATTAGAGTATGAAAGATATGCTAATAATCTTAATAGAATACATGATAGCGTAAATCCATTAGAAATAGAATATATATGGACACAAACATATCATCAACTTATAAAGGAAAACAATAATGAAATCAATAGACAAAATAACTAATACTTATTCTATGGATGAGATAATAGCAAATATTGTAGAGTATTATACTGTACAAGAAATATCTGACAATATATATAGATATATTATAAGTTCTGGTTTGGGGCATATAACAATAACAACAACAAGACAGATTTTAAATGAAATCACTTCATAAAAAAATATATTATAATATTCGTAATACTTTTGTTATAGAAGAACAAATAAAAGAGGAAATTAACGATACAATCAGACATACAATAAGACACAAAATGGTTTGTGGTACAAAAAATATAGTATTTAATATGGTAGATAGAAGTGCGTTGAGGGTCTATGCGTCTTTATTTACATGATGGAATATAAAGATGAAATCAATGAAAAATAAAATATGGATACGGAATACTAATAAAATTGATATAGAAATAGAACTTCAAGTAAAAAATAGTATAAACTATTTAATCGAAGATACATTAATCGTCTATAATTATTTTGCCCCCTATGACTCTGTGATAGATTTCCGATGGGATATAGCTGGAAAGGTATATGATGAAATCTCTAAATAAAATAATCGTGATCAAACTAGACAAAGTCATGAATAAAGAATTAAAAGCTTCTTTTTTTTCTCAAATATATGACGAAATATCTCCACCAGAACTTTTTCATGTGTGGTTTGATACAATTACCGAATTGCGAAAACTATACCCCTTGACAAACAGTATTAGCGTGGTAGAATAGATGAAAAGCCTAAAAACGAAGATTAGACTAAATATAGAGCAGGTTATTGTGGCCTATCTTTATATAGAAATAAATAGTAGAGTAAGATGGGAAATTGAGGATGCAATTGTTCCCACTTTTCCATCAAACAAACCACGAATGCAAATACTTAACCAAGTTTATAAAATAAGGATACAAAATAATGAATAAAATTTATGAAACACTATATTCTAAGGATAGCTCTGGTCGTATTCGGGTGTGGAATATGGAGCAGAATAATGATAAGTATCGTACAGTTTCTGGCCTAACTGATGGTGAAAAAGTTACCACAGAATGGACAGTGGCTAAATCTAAAAATGAGGGTAAAAAGAACGAAACTTCAGCAACTGACCAAGCAACCAAAGAAGTTGAAGCAAAATATAAGAAACAACTCAAGACGGGCTATTTTAGTAGTGTTGATGATGTTGATAGCATGGGATATGTTGAGCCTATGCTTGCTAAAAACTATAAAGATTATTCCCATAAGATTGATCTAAAGTCTGGATTGTATATTGCCCAGTGTAAGTTTAATGGTATGAGATGTATTGCTACTAAAGATGGACTATTTACTCGTAAAGGTGAAAAGTACGTTAGTTGCCCCCACATTGAAAAATCCCTAGAACCTTTCTTCGTTAAATATCCCGATGCTGTTCTTGATGGTGAGCTTTTTAACAATGATCTTCGTCAACAACTTAATGAGATTAGCAAACTTATTCGCAAGACCGTACACATTTCTAATGAAGATTATCAGCGTAGCGAACAACTCGTTAGATATTATATCTATGATGGATATAACTTTGGAATTGATAAGGATTGTTGTTATGTTGCTAGAAAAGAGTGGATTGATTCTAATCTAGGGGAATATCAGTATGTTGAGAAGGTAGAGGATTTCGCTATTAATAGTGAAGATGACTTGAATAAGGTCTATTCTTCCTTTACTGATGAAGGACATGAGGGAGTTATGCTACGACTTAAAAACATGGGCTATCAAAACAAGCGAACTAAAGATTTGCTCAAGATTAAGCCAGAGGATGATGATGAAGCTACTATCGTGGATATTAAAGAGGGTGAGGGCAATTGGGCGGGAACCGGCAAGATTATTACTCTACAGTATAATGGAGACACTTTTGATGCCACATTCAAGGGTGATTGGGAAGATTGTGAGAGGTTCTTGAAGGATAAGAATAAGTGGCTTGGCAAGAGGGTCACTTTCTTGTATAATGGATTTACGGGTAAAGGAACTCCTAACTATGCTAGGGTTGATTTTAATAATTGTTTGAAGGATGGCAAGTGAAATCACTAAAACATAAAATAATAAACCCACTTAGAAAAGCATATAATGCAGGTAAAATCAATAACAAATCAGTAAACTACTTAATTGATTTTGATTATGCGAAATCAAATAAGACTGCAAAAATGTATCAATTACGATCTCAAATGCTACTTAAAGTATATGGTGCATTATGAAGTCTCTAAAAGACAAATTAATTTATCATAGAGTTGATATTTACAAAAATCTAAATATTTTATCAGATTATGTCTCATATTTTCTTTTTTGTAAAATTCGTATTAATGTAGAAAATCAAGCAATAAATAAAATAAAAGACCAAATATTCTCTAAGGTTAGGTATGAAAAGATCACTACATAAACAAGTCAATTATGAAATGAAGAATAAAATAAATAATCAAATATCCAAGAAGCTAGTAACACTAAATGTCAGATGGCAAGTATCAAATAAACTATTAACTATTTTTACTCCTATAGTTGATCCAATATTAGATAGATTAAGAGAGAAAGTATGAAAGAGCTAAAAGATAAAATTCAAAGGCAAGTACATAATAAAATATACAACCAAGTATATAGTAATACAATATTAGATAGAGTATATAGTAGCATATCAGATGGTGTTAGATTTCGAATATTGGAGAAGGTGAGAGATGAAATCAACCCGTAAAAAAATCGATTGTGATATGTGGCAGAAAATATATAATCAAATACATTATGAATTTGTGACATATGATGTTAGACAAACGATTATTTCTTTTACGAGTTCATCAAAAGGTATATCTCTGCCAGTTGTTTACTCAATAAAAACACAAATCTATGATAAAATGTGGAACGAAGTATGAAATCACTACATAAACAAATTGATCGCGGAATACAGAACAAAGTAAATGATAAATTAAGACTTAATGCAAAGTTTTTTTATCAGATAATGTGTGGTATTATTTGCGAAAATTTAAAAAATGAAATACCTAAAAAGAGAAATCAAATATTTAAGAAGGTGCGTGATGAATTCGCCAAAAGATAAAATTGCTTCTTCAGTAGCGAAAGTTTTTGATAAGGTAAATATAACATCTCACGAGCAAATATATGATATATTGTATAACGATATATTATTTTATGTTAGATATGATGCATCCTATGAGATAAACAGTGAAATCAACCCGTAAAAAAATCGATTGTGATATGTGGCAGAAAATACATAATCAAATACATTATGAATTTGTGACATATGATGTTAGACATAAAACGATAAAAGGTATATCTCTGCGAGTTGTTTACTCAATAAAAACACAAATCTTTGATAAAATGTGGAACGAAGTATGAAATCACTCCATAAAAAAATAAGGAACAAAATATCAGATAAAATAGATGATTTATTATACCGTAAAATAAATGATAATATTAGATATAAAATATTAGAGAAAGTTTCAAGTGGGTCAAACTATTTTTATAAGATTTATTGGAGTTTGAGAATATAATATGAAATCAATCCATAAAAAAATAGATAGAATACGTTGGAAAATCAACAAAAATACTCATTCTGCAATATACCAAGTATGGGGGAAGTTACTAATTCTTAGTTACCCAATAGAAATAATAATTCGTAGACACTCAAGACAAATATTATTTGAGGTTAAGAATGAAATCAATAATAGGTAAAATTCTTGTATTACATAATAAGGTAGATCATAAAATATATAGAGATCCAGTAGCAGCTTATTTTTATGCTGATGTGGGTAACTCTTTTAGAGAATATATTGGACGGATAAATCTTAATAGATATCAAATATATAGAAAAATTATAAATGAAACCAAACAATAAACAATTAATGTATGAGTCTTCTGATATATATACATATAAAAAAGTTAATGAGGAATGTCGTTATTTAATTGATGCAAGACTTTGCGATGGTGTTCGTTTTTTAAGAAGAATATTACAGCAAACTTACTGGAAAATCAGAGATGAAATCAAATAAACGTAAAATAGAAGAATTATCAAAAGAGTGGCAACGTGTTAGTGCTAGAGCCTCCATACACTGGATTATGAGAGATGAAATAATAGAAAAAATGGAATCTATGATCGTTAATAATAATCAAATATACAATAAGACAAAAAATGAAATCAATAAGCTCTAATATTATAAATCAATCTAATGAAATACAGGGCGATATAATTAAGATAATTAAGAAGAATAGTATTTGGGCAATAGCATATCATCTAGACCATAATTTCATACAAAATCTTAGCTGGCTAACTTTATATAGAGATCAGATATTTAGAGAAACATTATTAAAAGTATTTTTTGGAGCTTGGAAATGAAATCACTAAACAACAAAATTACTAAACGTATGACAGTAATGAAAGCTTATCATAGTAACGACATAGCTTATAAAGAAGCTTATAGGAATCTTTGTAGTTTAAAGATAAAAATGGGAGGACTTCCTGTTGTAGCAGATTCTATGGTTCGTCATAGTTTAAAGATTCAAATTAGAAAAGAATACTCCCTACTACATAATCCTAATCCAATTAGTTTTAGAAGTTTTTTCGCTCGGGATTAGGAACTATACCAAATAAAGCTATAAAATTTTCTATAAAATACCAAAACCCTAAATATGACAAAATGGGATTTAAAACTACTGACATAACACAATAGTTTTGATCGTAGGGTCTTTTATGGTGGATAGAATGTTCTTTAGCAGATTGTAGGATTTTATATTTTTGTAAGAATCTAACGGCGAAATTTGGCCTACAGTGTTCCCAGCAGTGGATTTCATTACTTTGGGAGGCGAAAATAAAAGTTAAGCACAGAAAATAACAATTATAACTATAGGATAGTAGGGCTAAAATCAATGCGGGAATTATTGTGGTATAATTTCTTTTAAAATAATTTCCCCGTGTGAATTTTTTGGGGTCTTTATGATGTTCTATATTTGGCTGTACAATAAACTTGCCAATAATGGGCCAGTCGGGATTTCCATAGCGGTCTTCCCACCAGTGAAATATTCCGGTTAATAAATCGGCAAATAACCACGCTAATAATATTGTTAAAATTATCGTCATAAGTTCTCCCTTTTATCTATATCCTATTAATACCCCAAAAAAGAAAACCTTGGGGACGATTAAAGAAAAACCCCTTGACAGGTCGATAAGCTTAGTGTAGAATGGCTTTATTGAGACTATCACTTTTAGCTTTTTGGAGAAAACTATGATTTTGGAAAACTCTGTTTGTGTTGCTGAACCAGTAGTTATGGATACCAGCAAGGCCGATATTTTTTTTAAGAATTTCCCAAAAGACAAGGTAGTTAGCTATAAAGAATATTGGGAGAGCATTCGCCCCAAAACTAATGAAGATATTTTTCGTAGATATCTCTTTTCATTTTGCAGCGTACATACCACTTGGGAAAGCAATATTAAAGGCTATTTGGCACTTAAAGACTTTAATGATTGGTTTGACGATAAAAATATTCTACTTGAGAAGATCAAGAATAGCGGGGTAGGACTGCACAATAATCGAGCAGATTATATTTGGAAATTTAAAGATCAATTTTTTTCTAACCCTAAAGAGTATATGATTACTTCTAAGAGGGGTCATGTTAAAAAAAGAGATAGTATTGTAGATAAGATTTCTGGATTGGGATTAACTAAGTCAACATTTCCACTAGAACTTCAACTTCCTAATGAGGTACGGGTGGTTTGTTTGGATATTCATCTTCTTAGACTTTATGGATGTGAGAACCTTAAATACAATAAGAGTAAATCTGGAACACAAACATATAAAAATATTGAAAGACATTGGAGTGTTTCTTGTGGAAAACTAAAAGTGCCTTGCTATATTATGAGAAGTCTATACTGGAACAGCGTACAAAAACAAGATAATTGTAGATACTGGGCTTATGTTTTTGAATAAAGAGTCCACCCCGATTTAGTTTTTTTATATTTTCTATGAACTAATCCGTGGAGAGTATCTTTATTTAGGATTTTTTGTATAGCATAAATATTGTATCTTGTATCGGTTATTTTTTGTTTTGTAAAAATATTATATATCGAATATAGTGTTGAATCATAATTACTATTATTAGAACCTGTTTTATCTGGGTTTTGTAAATTTTCTATTAAAGACCACCCTTTATGACTTTTAAATCGTTTTGCAATCATATTAGCTATGCAGCATTCAGTAAGTTTGTATTTTTTAATAAAATTGATTCTTTTACCAGTATATTTTTCCCCATTTTTATGATAGAAAGTATAAATAGTTTTATCCCACCAAGATCTTTCTGGCCTTTGTTCGCTTTGTTTTTTAAAATTAGGAATAAGTCTAGAACAAATTATTCTTGAACCAATATCGTATTTATTTTTAGCAAATTTAATTGTTTTCATTGTTCCGTTTTTAAGCCAGTATTTTTTAAGAATCTCTTGATTTTTTTTAGAAACTTTTATCCAATTATGATTTTTGCTTCCATATTTATCTTCTGGTCTAGTAGCGTCAAAAGTCATATTATAAGATTGTTTTGATTCTTTTTTAGCTATATCTAAATATTGTTGTTCTTTTTTAATCAAATTTTTTCTATCACAAAGTTCTATAATTACAAAATTAAAAGAATCTTTACTATTACGATTCCATGATCTTTGTAATTTTTTAGAATGATGTTTTTGTTTGTTTAGAAGCTGTTTATGTTTTCTCCATCTATAATAAATATTATAACTAGAACCAACATAATACTTATTATTAATCGTATTAACTATCTTATATATTCCAGAAATTTTATCCATATAAAATAATCCCATAAAACGAAACAACCCAAACAACGTCAAATTGCGGTTGACAATTGCTTGGGTGTTCGGTATAATGTTTTATGAGAGAGTCCGCAATACTCCTCATACTTAATTACACCAAATAAACACATGAAAAAACTTAAATCTGCGAAGACTCTTACATTATCTCCTTCTCCTCATTTTTTCTATATGTATAAGAAAAAGATTGACTCAAAACTTACAAAAAAAATAACTTATGAAGTGCATAGTTCTGTAATATTAGGTATTTGGTTCACACCAGCAACAGGAATAAGAAGAGATGTTATTCGTAACTTGTCTTATATTTATGAAGAAAATGAGAAATCTTAAATTTGAAATACAACATGTTAAAGAAGATTTTTATGGGCATCTTCATGGTAATGATTCAGAATCTAAAAAAAGAATATATTATACAGTACACAATGATGTGATATGGGGCGTTTGGCCTCCGTCAGTAGATGAAATAAAAGGAGATACTTATAATAAGTTGTATAAGGAAATCTGTTAAATGAAAATTATAGAGAAAGGTAAGTTTTGGAAAAAAGCATTCGTTGACCATTCTTATAAGGTAAATTCTTCTATACTTTGTCTGTTAATGGATGATAAATATAATGCTGATTTATATTTTTTAGATATATCCTTTCAGATTAATAAGAAAATACAAGATGAAATCACAACACCAACAATTAATTAGAAATAAAAATGAAAAATCTTAAATATGCGATAATGGCTTCCACTGGTAAGACGAATAATAAACTAAAAAAAATAATAAATTCTAAAGTACATTTTATGTTACAGGATTTTTTTTGGTATATATCTGTAAATGGCTTTATAAGGTCTATTCATTATAAACTATATTATGAAAAAATTATATGATGAATAGTACTAAAGTAAAAATTCAAAATATTACATGGAATATTGCAAATTTTGCAATTAAGTATCGTGTTAAGACTAACAGACTAATATATAGTTCTAGACTTGAAATTATGCCTTTTGAAATAAATAATATTAGATATAAAACATTAGAACAAATAGAAGATGAAATCATTAAAGCAGCAACTAATTAGAAATAAAAATTATAATCTTAAAGATCAATTTCATCTTAGCCTGTTGATCAATATTAAATATAGTATTTTATATACTGTTAGTAATAAACTTTGGTTTGATAATCCTGTATATATAATATATAAAGACATATGGAATATTAAAAATGAAATTTCCTAAAAGTGGTGCAAATATTTCCGTAAAAGCTTTTTTTACTTATCTTTTTAAAGAGTGTGATCTAACAAGTCTTTTGGTTTCTTTATCCATAAGAACAGAAATTCAAAACAGATTAATATTATCAAATGAGTGGAGAATAAAGAGAAAAATAAAAGAAATGGTAAGAGATGAAATCCTTAAAAAAACAAATTAAACACAAGACAAACGACCACTCACTAAATTGTTTAGTGGGACATAATGTAATATATAGAGTCAAAGCTGTAGTTTGGTTTAATATTTGTTCTGTTCTAGAAATTCAGATTAAGCACGAAATAATAAATAAAATAAAAGGAGGTTGTTGTGTCAGCTAATGGTAAAGGGT